TGAACATTTCGCTTATAAAATTGCTAACTTGATCGGCAACTTGCACCTCAACTTGCTTTTGAAACTCCATTTGTAGCTGTGGAGGTATTTGACCACCATATTTTTGTGCTTCTTGTTCTACAACTTGGTTCATTTGTGCCTCGACTTGCTCTCTTGCTAACAAAGAAACGTGTTCCATCACGTGTGCTTGTAATAAAGTGCTAGCTTGTGGGTTAGATCTTACTAATAATGACGACATAAATACTCTATGCGCCTCAATATGTTGCTGATGTGCCTGTCCTCTAAATGCAATTAGCTTCTTACCCATCAACGCATCAGAGTTTTCTAGTCCAGGATCTTTTGGTGCATCAGGTTTTGGCACAGGTAATATTGCATCAATGTCTTTTACACCTAAAGCCTGATACATTCTTTTATATGCTTCGTATAAATTATGTTGATTTGGATCAGATTGAGCCATTTGTAATTGTGTTTGCGCTAAAGTTACACGTTGTGACATAGAAAAAATACTAGACTTAATACTAGGCACAGCATTTTTGCCTACACCGTAAGGATACATTGGTGAGTAAAATTCTTTGAATACTTTTGCTAATAAATTAAATTCTATCTTCTGTGCGTAATGTAATCTTTTATGTATTGCACTCATGACTCTTGAGCCACGTTCAATAAGTGCCATTGTAGTTCCTACAGGTGCATTAGCTGCAACACTGTCCCCAATCTTTTGATCAGCGATTGTGGCAAATCTTTGACCAGCCTGAACAACAAATCCTAGTAATTGAAATAATGTTGCATCTGCACCTTTATACGGTAAAGGCATTAGACCTGCACGTAGATCACCACTCGGTGCATCAACATCTCTAAACTCTCCAGGTTGTATAGGGTTGTCATCATCACGTATTCTTAAACCTCTGGCTTTAAAACCAGCAGGTAGGTTTGCTAACGTGCCAGCATCTAGTAGTTGTCTTAGTGCTGCAGTTGCAGTTCTTGATAAACCACCGAGCATATGAATTAAACCAAAACCGTAAAATCCAAGACCTGGCAAAAACTTATAATGTACAAAATATTGTTTCTTTTTCTTTAACGTGTCGTTCTCATCATAGTTTCTATAAATAGATAAAACTTTCTGAGAACCCTCATCAATGGTAACAATATAAGGTAATTTAATACCATCCTCATCTTCAAAACCAGGTAAATCAAGTTCACAGTGTATTTCAAGTAAAGTATAATTATCATTGCTATAACCACTTCCTGTTTTTCTAACACCGTCTAGTTTGTTTACTGCATCTTGAATTTGACTGTTTGGTTCTTCTGATTGTTCTTTTATTTCAACATCACTATAAAAACCTTGAACTTGTAACTTTCTTATCTCGTTTTCATTTCTTCTCAAAACGTGTGTAATTCTTTCAGCACTTGCTAAGTCTGTAGCTGTATAGGGCACAACTACATCTTCACTTGGCACAAACTTAGAAACCGCTCTATCTAATGTAGAATCAAAATAAATTTTTTTGAATGATGATCCTGAAAGAGGTAAGTAAAATAGCATTTGATCCAGATCAGGATCAAAGTCTTCCATCACATGCATGATTTGATAATTCATGAACTCTTGTACACGTTGTGCTTGTTCTTCTTTTTGTGAGTCAGATGACCCAATAATCTGAGTTCTTACTGGTCCGTTTGCTGGTAATAATTCTTTATAAGCCTGTGCTTGAAATTGTGTTACTGTTTCAGATAGCAAAGGATGTGTAACACCGCTAGCACCTTGAAAAGGCTGTGCTCTATCTTCGTAATTAAAACCTAATAATTTTAAACCTTTAGAGTAAGCGTCGTGCCACTCTTCTCTTGATGACTTATCTTCTTTGTAGTCACCAATTAAATCAGATGATATCATATTAAGATCATCGTCTGATAATAACTCTGCTAAGTTTTGATCAAAGTCATTTTCTGGCTCTTCCATTACTGGATTAACGATGGCCCCACCGTCATCTGTTAGTTCAACATTTTCAACAGTTAATGATTCATCTGGTGTTTCAATTGTTATTGATTCTGACTCTACACCAGTGGGTTCACCTGTAATTCTTTTTTCTACTACCATTAAGCTACCTCAAATATATCAATCATTTCAACAAGTCCACCTCTGGCTTTGTGAGTTTTGTATGGTTCTAGCATTTCTTCTGTAATTTTAATAGCAAAAGATGGTGTTGTGTTTTTCATGTCAGGGACCCTTATGGCCTCTACATTGTAATTTGGGTTTGCCGTTCTTAACATTTGAACTTGTCTTGCGTCGGTTAAAGTGGCAACCATGTTACCGTTTTGATCTGTAATTCTGTAAACATCTGAACCACCAGACTTAGTTTGGACATTTAAAACAATTACCTCAGAATTATTAGATTTAGCTTGTGTTTTTAAAATTTTCTCTAGTGTTGATGTATAATGTTTACCATTTTCATCCACAGCGTTAGGTCCGCCGTAAAACTCAGACATACCAATACCTCGGTACTTTGATTTTATAAATTCGCCTCTTTCCGTAAATGCTTTTATTTGATCTGCTTTGTCCGCAGCTCTATCTGCTGCAGACGTGGCTGTATTACCTTGAAAACTATATCTGTTAATTACAAAAGTATCAGGGGTGATTGCATAATAGTCTGGAACATCAGGATCTTTAAGAACAAACTTTCGATATGCTAATTCAAATAAATCTTTTTTAATTAAAGCATCGGCCCATTCCTCACGTTTTTTAAATGGTAAATCAGGAAATAAACCGTCATAAGTGTTTGCATCGACAGTTATAAGATCTTTAATCATTTCGTCTATTTGATCATTCAATAAACTTTTAACTCTAGCAAGATATTTCTCTTGTCTCTACAAATCTATTAATAATATCATCAACCTCAGCATCTACCTTAGCCAAAGAATCTGCAAAAATATCTACCTCAGTTTGTGATTTTTTTAGTGGTCTAAATACTGATTTGTTCTGTTCAAAAAATTCTAAAGCTGCGTTACCAACTCTGTCAAGTTCAGGTAAGGTTGTTGACTCTCTACCCTCCTCTTGTAATTTTCTAAGCGTAGCTAATAATTTTTGTTTTCTACCAGCTGCAGCCTGCATAATGTCAGATTGTATCTCATCAGCAAACTGAACCTTAACAACATTACTTGCATCGACTGTTGATGCTTTTGTAATCTGTGTATCTAGATCTCTAACCTTTACAATGAGGTCATCTATTTGATCTAACAAACCTGGGCTTATTTCAGCGAGTGTATCGCCATATTGAGTAAGCATTTGCTCTAAAGATAGTTCGTTAATTAGGTCAAGATCAGCTTGATTCAAACCTCTTCTTACACCTTCTCTATTTAATTTATTTATTGCCTCTGCAAACAAACCTGCAACTTGTCTTTGCGCTCTTTTTCGTTCACGAGTAAGACCTGGTATGTTTGATTTTGTTTTAGGCGCTTCTAATCTTGTAGGTAGAATACCCATCCGATCTGTTAATCTTGACCAACCTACGATATACGTGTCATCTTCACTTGGTATTTGAAACTCATGTCTTGGCACAGACTCACCACCAAACATACCACTTGGATAGGTTCCCGGATCGCCAGGTAAATCTTTTTTGTTAATATACAGAACTCTTTCTCTTTGTGATCCACTAACAAAACCATCCTCTGCATAACCAGAATATCTTACAGGCACCTCTCTACCAGGATTAATTATTTCTGATCCTGGCCCAGTAGCGTGTAATTTTAATCCTTTAATCGGTGCTTGTCTTACTTGTCGTATAATCTGTGCTTTAGGTATTGGCACATTATCTTCAAATAATTTAAGTAAAGGACCGATACGATAATCTTCTAGTTCTGTTTTCTTTATTCTGTTCTTGTTAAAAAAATCTATGACAGCTTGCTTATTTGCAAAAGTTTCTGGTGTATCTGGTCTAGCTAAAACTCTTTCAACATCAGAATAAAAAATAGATGTCATTGGTTGTCTAGTGTAAGGCGTAACCTCTATGGTTTCGCCAGCTAAATCTATCTTCTCATCAGGTGTAGGATCAAACACCTCTTGTATTTTTTCTCTTTCACCTTCTAAGGATTGCGTTTGTTTCTTTGTTGGATTTGTAAGTTTTTCTTTTGGCACTGGTATTGGTGCAACCTCATTAATCGGTGGCTTACCAAACATTTTAAAGAACGGTAATTTCAAACTAGCTACCTCAAATGATCCCTCAGGCATATCATCTTCAAATATATTTATTCTGTCATCTTCAACCATACCACCTATAGAATAACCTTCTGGACCTGAACTTTCTAGTATTTTTATTGCCTCTTGTAATTGTGGTAGTTCAGGCAAAGGATCACCAGCTTTTTGTAATTCTATTATCAGACCTTTGAGTTTTGTAGACAGTTTTCTTTTCTTTCCAACTGTAATACCAGCTTGTTGTCCTTCTACACCCATTTGCTCCATAAGTCTTTGTATGTCAGCTAATCTTTCAAAGTTGCCTTTCTTACCTGCAAGGTTAGCCTGATTCTCTAAAAATTTTTGTATGCCTTGATTGTAAGGAGATATGTCCAAAAACAAAAAATCTGGATTTACACCTTGACCGATAAATTTTTCTGGATCAAAACCTATTTGTTTTTTTGCACCTTCTCTTTTTGGTGGTTTTAATTTTGATTTTTCAAAAGTGTGTGCAATTTGCACAGACGCTCTATCACCAGCTTCTTTTGGAAATACACGTTCAAGAAAAGGTCTTATTAAAGGTGATACTACTTTTCTAACATCCTCTATTTTTTTAAATTGATTAAATAATTTTTGTGCTGGATTAGCTAAGTCAGTTGGATCTCCTATCTTAACAGTGTCAAATAAAGTATCTAAATCTGTTAATGGTAATGTTTCATTTAAAAATTCATAAAATTTAAACTTAGGATTTTGTAATAAATCTACTTGACCGACGCTTGTAGCAGTTCCAAGTAAATCTTCTGGGTCATACAATGAAGACACGGGTTCATCGGGAAAAGCATCTCTAAACTTTGTAACAAGCGCAGATCTTT